CCCGATAGAAGAGGACCCCACCATCCGCTTCTGTCGGGTGTGCCAGCGCTTGCTGCGCTCCCAGGCATCAGGAAGTTGATCTTTGATCTTCTCAAACTTGGCGTCCATGGAGTATCGGCCTGTGGACTTGTTCTTGTCTGTGACGACTCCCCATCGGATACGAGCGCGGCGCACGGCTTCGGCTGTGACCTCATACTTCTCGGCAATGGCGGCATCAGTTAGTTTTTCTTCGGTGTACAGCCGGGTGATTTCAGCCTGATGGGAGTCAAGTGCAGACCTGGCTCCTCGGCGATGGCCCTTGATGCCCTTCCTGGTGCGGAAGTGGTACACACCGCTGGCAGAGACATCAATCGGCAGCGCGGCGGCTACTTCGGCGTCTGACATCTTTTCCTCAAGATAGAGGCGACGAATTAGACCCTCGTATTGGTTGATTCCATCCTCTTTGGGTTTAGTCATAACAACAGTATACCTCAAGACAGAAAACCCCGCACCTGGTGAGGTGCGGGGAATCTGTTACTCTAGGATGAGTATGTTGGGTTCAGGGTTACGATTTCCGAAGGATAACGATACCTCTGGGATTCAAAACCGCCATCCCAACTAATTCGTCCATAACCCATCCACGATGGAATTGCTCCACCTGGTTGTTCTCTTCGACATCCAAGCTGTACATCACCGGGAAGACGCCCAAGAACTCTGGGGCCGGGGTGAGGTACACCGTTCCCGAAGGAACAATGATGGATTTTCCGATTTGGAATTCGCCGAACTGAACGATGCGCTCACCAGCGACCACCGAATCTTTGAACGCCCAGCCGGTCGTGTTGATGTCCCAGCGGTACAGGTCCCTGTACTCGACGGGGTTCATCAACAGTCGCGAGCTATCAAGCATCCGCTGATCGGTGTAGGTCACTGCCGTATAAAGATCATCCGGCACGAGGGTTGACCCCGCCGTTTCGATCTCATTCGGCAATGCTCCCGTGGTGGGATTAGCCGTAGCGTCCACCACGCGATATTGCTGAGCGGCAACCTCCAGCAGAGTGATCAGGCGGCTATCCTCAGCGCGCATGATCGCCTGCTTGGTTTCGTCCTGGGTGTACTCAACCAGGTTAGAGCGAAGCCAGTAAAGGTCTTCCTTCTTGATCTTCGGGAAGGAGGCAATGCGGAAGAGTTCCACACGGACTCGCTTGCCCTCAAAAGGCGTGACCTTAACTTCACCTTCGTTGCCGTGCAGGAAGTACGCCTGTCCCAGGTCATCCAGAACATCGTATTCCACCGGAACACCCGGGGTAAGGGTGTCCTCCAGCAGCACATTCCGCAAGATGCCCTGATACCGGAGCTTCAACTGAATCGGGCCAATCATGGACTGGCCGAGACGCAGCATTCCGTTCTGGCGGTCACCAAGGATGGTGGCCAGGCGTTCTTGCTTCTGACGAGCAGAGAGCTTACGACCACCCATACGGGTCATCCAGTTCTCAATCTCACCGACGTATTCTTCGCTGTGCTTGGCAATCCTTTGGAGGCCAGAGCCAACAGCAGTCATTGGTGCACTCATGTTAACCATCCCTCCTAGCTGCCACCGGCTAGCGTGCCACCGCTAGACGCGAAATCGAACTTGTTCAGACGAACAAGAATTTTGTCAGTGGACGGGACATCAACCAGTTCGGCGATAGCGTTGTCGGGATTCACACCTGTCGGGGTGAGAAGACCTTCGCTCGTTGCCGTCAGCAGACGGATTGAACCGTCTGTGGTGTTGGCTGTTGCCCAATCGGCGTCGGCGTCGAAAGCCGGTGCCAGAATCTCAAACACGGCTTGGCTGTCGCCAACCCATACCGTGAAGAGATTTGCGCCAGTGCCGGTGACCTCGTCAATCCCCAAGGTAGGGGCAACCCAAAGGGCTGAAAGGCCGAAAGGCTTCTGAGTTCCCGCTCCGGTGTACGGAGTGAACACTTCACCCTTCAGACGGCACATGACAGTTCCAGGGTAGATGTCGAAGGTCCGTGCCCAGTCAGGGTCAAGGAAGCCGCCATAACTCGTCGCCTGGTGGTGGGCATAGAGGGGACGGATGGTCCTCTTCTGTGCCGGGTTTGCCAGTGTTGGCCTAAACAATTTTCTCGCCTCCTTCCAAGGAGGTAGTTAGTCGGTGTGACTCAGAGCCACATGCCGACATCATTAGCGGAATCGTTAGCGGCGGTACGTTGCGTGCTGGCGCTCCGACGAGGAGCGGTCAAACCGCGAGGGATACCGCCATTGGTGGTTCCGCGAGAAACTGCAGCGGAAGCCTTCTTTGTCCGTGCCCTGTTGACGTTGGACGATGCGACCGCCTCAAGGAGGCGGGTGCGATCCACCACGGTAGCGTGGCGAAGTGTCTGGGCCTGTGCAATGAGGTTCCATTTGTTTTCACAGGGCAGACCGGCTGCGATATGAGCTTCGGCATAGCGAACCGCCGCAACTGCATCAGCCTTACGATTAGCACTCTTGCCCTCAGCCGGTGCCCAGATTTGGGAATCGGTGTCGAGGTTGGGATTGGCCACTCCGTCTCCGGCGTTGTGACCGTAGTCTCCCAGGTCGTACTGAGAGGCTTGGGCGTCGGCATCGGTCACGTTCTTGACCGGGGCCTCAACATCCACGCGAGCGTTAGGAGCGACTGTCTCTCCGTCGAACTCCGACCTGCGCTTCATGTTGCTATCCCTCCGTGCGCCTTCTGTCTTTCTAGCTTCACGCAAGACAAATTCCAGCGCGGGGAACATTCTCTCCATCGGCATCCCTGCGGCTCGTGTGAAGCTCGCCGCCTGTCGCCGGATGAAGTTCGCGTTGCCGTGCTGCATGGCCGTCTTGCCGGTGGTGGACCTCAACCACTGGTCGAAGGCCGCAAAAGCTCGGACGCTAGCGTCCTTCGGCTGGGTCTCAGACTTTGTGGGCTGGACGCTCTCGTGCTTCTCGGCATCAAGGTCTTGCTCGTCGGTTCCACTCAGCGGGGGATCGACCTTCTTCGGTTCCTTGATGTTGTCGTCCGAAGCGACTCGGCGGTAATACGCCAGATCGCGCTGGAGATCAGCGGCCCGGGTACGAATCCGCTTCTGCAGGCTGGCCACAAGAGTGTTCTCCGTGTTGGAGATATTGTGGTCATCATCCGCAGGAGCCTCAACGGCTTCGGCAGAAGGGACATCAGAGATGAAGACTTCATCCTGATCTCCTTGGTCTTGGTCATTGCCGTATGGTCCCCCATCGACATGACCGCTGCTGTCGGCAAAATGCCGACGACGACCACGAGAAGCTGTCTTCCCGCGTTCACTCAGGCTTGCTGCTGCTCCCATGGCGCGTCCTTTCTTGGCCCTTCTCTCATTTCTGCTAGAAGAGCGCTGTCCTACAGGGCGACGATTACCCATGACAAGTGATTTCAGTTCGCCGCCGTCTTCTTCGGGAGGAAGTGGAGGACCGCCACCAATCAGTGGACCCTCTCCAAGTCCAAGCTCTTCGGGGAATTCGTCCCCTTCTTCTTCAAATTCCTCTTCAGGGAATCCTTCATCCTCAAATTCCTCTTCAAGGAATCCACCCTCTTCTTCGGGGAACCCTTCATCCTCAAAGAACTCTTCGGACTCTTCGCCCCCCTCGACGCCTACGGCATCGGCGAGATCGTCAACGGCGTCAACCAGGCCCTCAACAGCCTCCTCGACCCCGTTAGCCTGACGGCGGTTACTGGTGCTGGCCATGGCCTGCCTCCCTAACATTTTGGCCAACTCGTCGGCCTCGTTTCCAGAAATGTTCTCAACGTCCTCGGCACGTCTGTCTGTGTCGAGACCTTCACTCTCCTGCTCCCGATCCAGCCGCTGGGTCTGCGACAGATCGGGGGTTTGCAGTTCTTTCGGTGACTCCAGGTAGTGCTGAAAAGGATCGTCGTCCTCGACATCATCACCCAAAGCCTGGCGCAGAATTTCGTCTACGCTCTCTTCTTCTTCGACCGGCTCTATGAATTCATAGTCTTCATAGGTGTCACCGTCGTTAGCCCGAAGAGTATCGACATCTTCGGGCGCTTCTATTTCGCCGTATCCGTGGCGGCGGGAGGACTGGTGTTGTCCCGGCCCCACTCGTGCCATTTCTCTGCGCTCCATATCAGAAAGGGGTATCGGCTCGTCGGTCTGGTATTGACCGTACATTTCGTACCACTCTTTCCAGTCTTTCGGCTGTTTCTTTTCAGCAACCCGCAGAGCGGCAGTGGAAGAAAAGGGTCCGATATGGACATGATCGTAGTGATTCTGGGTGGGGTCTCCCCCGGCCCGGGTCTCCATGGG